CACGTATCCACCTATGTCTAAAACCATCTGGCGCAGGTGGTGCATCCAGAGAAGATGGGGGAGCCCAAACTTTAGGTTTTTCTTGTTTAACCCTAGTTTCGCTCACGCGGGAAGTTTTAACAGTAGTTTCTGTTTCTTTTTTAGTCATATGCTTATACCTCCTTCGCGGCTAATTGTTTCGCATACTCTTCGAGTGGCACACCTAATCTTTTAGAAATTGCTACCTGTGACGGTGTGAGTTTCACGGTTTTTCTGCGTCCTTTATTTGCGGCCGGACGATGGGCACTTGCTACATTCTGCACGGGTGCAGAAGTAGATTGCTCTACATTAGCAAATTTGTTGGGAAATGCAACCCTTATTCTTTTATCCACTTCTGTATAATATTCAGTTGTGTTAGGGTCATAACCTTCTTCCTCAACTAAATTTTTATGTATATCAAAAGCAGTGTAAGTCATAGCATTATCTGAACCAAACCAAGGGTTTTTAGAAGCCCAAGCATCTGCTTGTGGGTCTAAAGGTGCCTTTGGTTGTTCTCTCCTTACGGGTTGTTCGGTAGTAGCTGGTGTTGCAACTGTTGTTTCTGCTAGGTCTTTAATTCTAGCTAACTTAGTGGCATCCATTGTTAATTGAGCTAAATCTGATTGTGCTGCTACTTGACCTTCAACATCACCACTATTAATAGCTATGGCTAATTTTTGTTTAACCGCATCTATATTAGTAGTAACTCGTTTTTCAAATTCTTGGGTGTAATCTGAATCAAGTTTTTCGTATCTATTTTTTAACGAATCAGTTTTTTCTTGAATAGTTTTAGCATATTGAATAGCTTCTTCTTTTTGTCTTTCCGCTTCACGCATTTTACGTGTAAGTTTGGCTATTCTTTTTTGTACACCTTCACTATATTCACCTAATTCATCTTTAGGTTTTTCTGGCGTGTCTGCAGCTTGAGCTTCTTCTGAAGTTTCCTCTACTTGTATCTCTTCTTCAACTGGTTCAACCGCAGGTGCGTCTAAGTCAATTGTAGTTTCTTGTTCGTCAGCTTCGCCAACGTCTATATTTTTTTCTTCGTCTAGCATAGTATATTCCTCCTATGGATTACATTGCGTGCAAGATATCTTCAGGGTCACTTATTTTCCCTAATATCTCGTCATCGTTTAACATTCTTATCTCGCCACCATCAATCTCCATGCGTGATCCTGCATAACGTGCAAATATCACCCAATCTTTTTCTTCGCACCACGGCCCGGTAGGATATCTATCTTTGTCTTGATAACAAAGATCACCCATCTTTAACACATAACCAACTTGCGTTGATACTCGTGCTCGGTCTAATGTTTCTTGTGCAATAATAATTCCGCCTTTAGTTTCTTCTTTAACTTTAAAAGGCATAACAAGTATACGCCACCCAGTCGGGTTCGGTAACTTATCTAAACTTGTTTCTTGGGTTTCTTCTTTAGCTTGTGTAGCTTCTTCTTTGTACTTATCTTCTAATGCGTGTGACTTTGTCATCATCGTTATCTGGCTCCTTAGGGTTTAGCAGGTTAGAGAGTTCCTGTTTGATTTGATCTATTATATGGATCTTTCCAAGAATATAGTTGTATTTAGACATATTGTCAACACCACCACCAAGTAATACTTGGGCGTTGCTTTCCATCAACTCGTCTAACAGTCTTTGCGTTTTATATACTACGTTTACTGGATCTATTTCGGTTTCTTGCATTTATCAGGTTCTCCTAAGCTAGTCCAAAACTCATCTAGAGCATTGGGCTTTTCTTGTTTACAACATTCCCCCGATTGTCTTTTTTCTTCTGTGTGACAGGCACACGTGTCTTGGTCTTCCATCTTCTTTCCTCCCTCTGTCTAATAGATTCTTTATATGAAAGTTCTAATAGTTTATTCTCATTGTCCCAATATTCGTGGAACTTCACTTCTTCTTCATAATATCAGCTGTCTTAAGTCCATATATTGAAGCGACCACTCCGATAAAAATCGATTGGTACCAAAAAGGTAGACTACCAAATTTCTCAAAAAACAAATCAAGTTTCATTTGAATATCTGGGTCGCCACTAAACACGGACCATATCAATAATAATACTGGCGCCGATACCAAAATTAAAACAAACTCGTCTTTATAACCTTGGTCATTGGATTGGCGTACTGACGCCTGATACTCAACCTCACCACTAGCCATTTTTTGGGCATGCAATAAAGCAGCATCAGACATAAGTATCTTAGCTTTTTGCTTGTTAGCAAAAATAGCCGAACCAGTTTTTAATACTGTTGGTAAAAGGGATAACCACATTATGATTTATGAGAAGATTGCAATTACGATTACTGCAGCAATTACACCTGCGATTATTTTTTTCTTTAAAGTTAAACCATTCCAAATGCCCATAACTTTATTTTTTACTATGTCGATCATATTGACCTCCTTGTTTAGTTTTTTGTATTATATACTTTTTTATTAATTTGACTAGTACGTTTTTTAATTAACCGAACATAGCTGAAACTACGCTTGCAGCGTAGTTTTCTGGATAACCTTGTGCAATTAAGTCGTTAAAATAAGATAATTGAGTACTATCATAGTTTGCAGTTATACCTGCAATTTGTTGCGCTTGTTCAGCCATTGGATCAACAGTCGCTATTACTGGGTCAGGTCCATTTGGATTAGGATCTACCATGCTTTCGTCGTACGGGCCCATATACTGACCAAGTGGAGATGCTGCTAACATGTTTAAACCACCTGCAAGCAAGCCATATCCAGGAAAAGCTGCTGTTAGTCCGGCTTGAACTAAGTTTTCTTTAGTAACTAAACCTGATAAAAAATTACCAACCGTATTCATAATTCCATTATTCTGATCATCATCATCATCACCTTCAGGATCACCATCAGGATCACCACTACCACCACCTACACCAGGAGCAGAATTATCTAAACCGCCACTAACATTACCATAACCTGAAGTTGCTCGTTCACCAGCTAAATCAGGTGAACCCATATCAGCACCGCCTCCAACATAAAAACCTTGACGCCTATTTATGATGCCACCTTGTGCCATGCTGTCTCGTAACACACCAGCTCTAGACATAACATCTTTTCTTTGTTCTTCAGTCATTTGTTCAAACAAAGCAAATTCTTGCGGGCTTAAACCTTCTGCAAATCTCTCTACAATATCTCTATATTCTGAACTCATAGCTTATTGTTCCTTAATAGTAGCTTTCATTTGTTTTATACCGTCTTTGGCTAAGGATATTGAAGCTCGCATTTTAGCATGATCGTCATCTTGTTCAAGTTTATCCTCAGCTATTTCACGGTTAGAAACTAGTCGTAAAGCATCCATTTCAGCTTTAGTTTCACCTTCTTCGCGCTTTCTTTCTTCTTGTTTAGCCTTTAATTGTATCTCATCTGACTTTAATTTTAACAACGGGTCATTATCTATCTGATTAAGCACTTTTTTCTCTTCTTCTAAGTACTCAGCCATGATTTCAGCTATTAAAATAGCTTTTCTTGACTCAATTTTCTCAGTTATGTTCTTCATTTCTTGTTGCATTTGCATTAATTCAGGGTTTTGTTGCATTTGTCCTGCCATTTGCGGATTTTGTTGTACTTGTGCTTGCATTTGTTGCATTTGTGCGCCCATTTGTTGCATTTGCATCATTTCTTCTTTAAATTCTAGTTGCACTTGCTCTTGCCCCATTAAAGTTATGTGTTCAAGGATGTTTTTTTGCAATAAAGCCAGTATTTGTGGATTAGTTCGAGCCATCATAGTGCCCATAAAGCTTATATGTGCTGCCATGTGTGCTTGGTGGTCTTGATTTGGAAATGCTTTAAAAGGTGTGCCACTTAAAGCTGATATATTTTCCATAGCTGGATCCATTGGCTTTGGTTGTTGTGGTTTCTTTAATAATAAATCAATATCTTTAATACCTAAAGCTTCATACATGCCACGATAAGCATGATATAGATTATGCATCTTAGGATTGGACATAGCTAACTGCATAGCACTTTGTGCAATACTAATTCGTTGTGTTTGTGAAAATATGTTTGGATCAGCAACTGGAATAATATCTATTTTATCATCAAAGTCTGCTGCAAAAATCTGTCTTTCACCGCCGACAACATCATATGGATATTCTGGTGGTAAATAAGTTTTCATAGTTGTTGCTAACAACATAAACTCACATTTTAAACTTTGATAAAGTCTTTTGTGAATAGCTGACATAACCCGCGATCCGCGTTCCAAGAGCGCTACTGTCGTGCCCACTGCTGCGTTTTGATTGCCTTCACCTACTTGCATATCAGCAATCGAGGCAAATCTTTGCCCTGCTTGTACCACAACACCCATTAAACTTAATAGTGTTTCTGATGGGCCTTTAAAAGGTAACGGCATAAACGCATCTTTAAGATTTCCACCAGGCGCGTCAACATCTCTGAACTCACCCGGCTGCAACGGTTGAGCTTCATCACGTACTCTGATGCCACGCATTTTAAATCCAGCAGGTAAGTTGGCTAATGTGCCGGCGTCTAGTAATTGTCTTAATGCACTAGTTGCTGTTCTTGATAAGCCACCGATCATGTGGATTAGACCAAAGCCGTAAAAACCTAGTCCTGGTAAAAATTTAAAGTGTACAAAATAATCGCGGCGCACGCGTAACGGATCTTGTGCGTCAAAGTTTCTTCTAATAGATAAAACCGTACCAGTACCATCATCAACTGTTACAATGTAAGGCAATTTAATTCCTGTAGCTTCACCTTCTTGGTTTATATCTTCAAAACCTTCTAAATCTAATTCACAGTGACATTCTAATAAAGTATGAACTTCATTCATGTCTGCACTAACACCCATGATTCTGTTTTTCTTATCTTCAACTGCACTAGGGTCATCACTTACTGGTGATATTTCAACATCTCTATAAAAGCCACTAACTTGATATTTTAGTAACTCATTACCTGTCATGCGAATAGCATGAGTAATACTTTCAGCATCTTCTAAAGAAGTTGCGTTGTAAGGCACAACTAATTCTTCTGCTGGTATAAATTTAGAAACACATCTACCTAAAATAGAGTCATAATAAACTTTTTTAAAAGTAGAGCCAGCAAGAGGTAAGTTAAATAACATTTGATCAAACTCTGGTTCATACTCTTTCATGTTAACCATAAGTTGATAGTTCATGTATTCTTTAACACGTTCTGCTTGCATTTCTTTAGCGTCGTCTACTTTGCCCATAACTTGAGCTCTAACTGGACCACTAGCAGGTAATAATTCTTTATAAGCTAAAGATTGAAATTGAGTAACCGCTTCGGCTAACACCGGGTGTGTAGCACCACTTGCGCCTTGAAATGGTTCTGATCTATTTTCGTATTTAAAACCAAGTAAGTCTAGACCTTTAGTATATGAGTCTTCCCAATCTTGTCGTGAAGATTTATTTTCAGTATAGTCTTCAATTATAGTTGAACCTATTTCATTAAGAATCATTTCTTCTAAAAATTCTGCTAAATTTTCATCATGCGATTCACCGCCTAGAGCAGCAAGTGCTTGTGGGTCAAAATCTACTTCAGCCCCACCATCTTCCGTTTGTGTAATCTCAACCGGTTGTTGATTTTGTTGTTGTTGTAACTTACCTTGTATTTGTTCTATTTGACCTTGTTGTCCCGGTACACTAACCTTAGTTCTAGTATTGCTAGGTAGTTTTACGCCCATGCCTTTATCTATTGCCATTATTATTTCCTTTGTTTAAACATTTGACCAATACCATTAGCCATCGGTCCTCTACTCGGTGGTATTAAACCACCATTAGCATTTAAGGTTCTGTCAGGAGGTATTACAGTTGCGTCCAGATCACCAGCTTTTAATTGCTTATTAAAATCTTTTAAACGTTCGGCAAGTTTATCAGCTTCTGTAA